AGTAGGTTGATTATAGTTAGAAGGCACTCTAAGTACTAGCCCCTTTACTAGAGAAGTAAATCTAGGTATACCATTATGCTCATTACTGGCTTTCATAGCAAAACCTATATGTGCTGTTCTAGGATATGCTTGTGGAGAGTTTTCAATCTCATTCCAACCTAGTAAACTTACATCATCAGTTGTACCAGAACTAGTAGAATCTCCAGATGTTTTTGTTACTGTAAATTTATATCCATTTACACTTTTACTAGCTTCGGGTATGTTAATCTTTATAGTAAACTTAAAAGCAGCAGTTGTTTTACCATGTATATTTCTACTTCCAGAAGCAATTACGTTACTTCCAGTACTATCAAAAACTCTAATAGCTACCGATATACTATGTCTTAGTACATCACCATCTTTTGTTATTTTTTGCAGTGATCCTATTTGAAAAACAAATTCTAGAGCATCCCAATCTTTAGAAGAAGTTTCTTGTAAAGTTACACCATTAGCAGGAACGCCCGCACCACCATTTTTTAATCCTACTGGTGATGCAAAATTTTGAGGAGTAATAGTTGTTTCGCCAAATACCTCTAATCTGTCTTGTACAGTTGTTCCAGTAGTAGATAGAGTTTTAAATTTAGAAAAAGACTCTTGTCCATCGCCATCTATATTAATAAGATCATCAATTGATCCATCACTTAATTCTATATCTTGAGGACCATTAGAGTTAATTCTATATACAGGACCTTCTCCTAGTCCTACTACTACAAAAAGAATATCAGTAGAAAATAAACTTTGTGGATCTTCTATAGGATCACGAGGTGCTGATCCACCTCCCTTACCGCCTTTTGCTCCTTGTATTTGTGGTACTAATGTATTAGAATAATTAATAAAATTTCTGTAGGCCATTACCCGCTCCCAAACTGGTTTCCTACTTGAATAGGATCACCGCTACCATGTGATGTAGAAGATATATAGCCACTTAAAAATTGACCGCCAACTCTATTATAACCATATATTAAAGCAATAGGAGTACCACTTGTAGAACTATTAGTTAAACCACCAAACATACCATTTTCTCTTACCGTAGAATCTGTTTGTTTACTGGATCTTGCTGCAGGAGACTTAACCATCATAGATGTAATAGCTGATATAGCTAAGTTAAGTCCTATTGTTTTCATAACACTCATAGCAGTAACACCTGCTTTAGCAGTACCCGCAACAACAGTAGCACCACCAGTAGTAACTGCTGTTGTACCTGCCATAGAAGCTGATGCAGATGCTACTGCAGCAGAAGTTTGCAGGGCAGCTATAGCATAAGGAGCTGCTACAACAAGTGCCATAAATAAAAGCATATTTCTAAAACGTTTACCGCCCCCACCTGATATATTAGGGACTAAGTGTATAGTATCTCCATCTTTAAATTTTTTAACTTCTAACATATCTTCAGATATTTCTTTTAAGTTACTATCAAGTAGAGAAAAAGCCTCTTCAGATTCTCCAGAAAGTATCTGAGTCATATATTTAGCAAATTTAGGATGTATACCTTTAAGATATAATATAATATCAGTAGCTACATAAGCTTCAAAAGTATATGTTTTTTCATCAAAGAATTTATTATAAGCTGAATGTATTTTAAGATTAATTAACAAGATTTTCTTCCTTAAACTCATCAAATATGAGTGCGTCTATATCGTGGTCTAGCCAGTATATATAAAATTTATTATTAAATCCTACTAAAAATTTATATTCCTGAAAAGCTGCACTTACTTTATCTTCTTTACTGGGTATTGGATTTTCGTCTCCGGGATGTGAATGAAATATGCCCCATATATTCTCGTCATTTCTAACTAAATCTGCAGGGTCTAATATAAAAGTTTGTTTAGGCATGGGAGATATGTTTGTACAAGGAATATAAATAAAGTCTTTAGTTATGATACCTACACACTCTTTAGGATACTCTAACATTGAGTGTGCATTCATATCTTCTTTTAATTTTATAAATCTTTCCATCTATACACCCCCGTAGTATATTGTTTATAGTAATTTCCATAAAGAGAGATCCAACTTTTATGCTTAATCATAGTTTGTAAGATTTTATTCCTATCAACATACAATGCACAGTGATTTGTAACATTAGTAGATCCTAGACTCATAGTTATTATATCATAAGGTTTAGGTTCTCTAACTCTTCTCCACCCAGTCTTTTCATTTGCATTTATTTCAAAGAGTCTTTCTTGAGTTTTACTATACCAATCTTCGTCTACTATTTTACAAAAATGATCTGTAGTGTAAGGAATGTCTATATTTAATTCATGTAGATATACATATTTACAGAGATTAAAGCAGTCAATCCCTGTTTCTGCATTATTACCTAAATGTAAATATGGAAAATCTTTGTATTTATGATACCAAGCTGTCATGTCTATAAATCGAATGTATACTTTCTATCCAATAATCTGATAGAGTCTCCACACGCGAAATTCCCCCTTCTTCGATGTGTAACATTTTGGAAGGCATTAAGTACATACCAAAATGTATTATTAAATTTGTTTTTTCTGACTTAAATGCTATTACATCATAATCTTTAGCGTTTGTCAAACTTACTTTTTTAGCACATTGAGCTGCCCAATTATCTATACTAGTTGTTGTAAATTGTTTAATCCAGTGTCTAGAAACAGGGTAATCTGGTAAAGAGAATTGTAAATTCAATTCTAAAAAATAGAAATTTTTAATTAGTGTTATACAATTTATATCTTCATATGAGTGATATAAACCTAAATATTTTTGTACCATGAGCAAAACTCCGGAAAGGTATCTGTAAAGGATTCTTTACGTAGTATATCTAGTCTTTCAGTTTCTTTTTTAAATTCAGGTAGTAAATAAGAATCATCAGTACTAACCATAAAAGATAGCCAGCTCTTAATTTGTTCTAGATCATGTAGACTTAAAAGTGCTTTATACTCTGTAGTAAATTTTTTATAAAGTTGTATTACATCTTGTTTAGACTCTTTAGGTAGGCAAGTAACTTTTTGGTATATAGGCTCTATCAAAGTTGTACCGTAGAAATAAAAATTATTACGTTTACACCATAGTATTAAATCAGGCATAGATGTTATACTATATATACTTATAACTGCACTTATAGTAGTTATATTGTCTTTAAACATAATAGCATGTTTTTCAAATTTAGACCAGGATAATCCCTTCCTAGAATACTCTACGCGACTTCCATAGCCATCTACACTAGGCCATAAAGACACTTTTTTAAAGTTACCCCATAGTTCGGGAAGATTATATTTTTTAAATTTATGATAACTTAAATTTGTATTATAACTTAGGTGTATATTTTTAGCATAACCAGATTCTATAAGTAATGTAAGCATCTTATAGTGACCTTCTTGTATAAAAGGTTCACCCCCTGCAAAATATACTTCTTCTAGATCAGGAATAAATTGTGGAACATCTGCCCAAAAGTTTTCATTATCAGTATAGTAGTCCATAGTTTTAGACCAACCTGTTTCTAAAGTATCTTTATACCAACTAGTAGAGGCATCAGGACCACACATTCTACATTTAAAGTTACACAGATTACCAAACCTAATATCTAGATAAGTAGGTTTAGTATCTAAACTTCCATCTGCATTAGTCTGAGCCTGTAGATATACATCTTTAGCAAATCGTTTATTTACTTGTAATCTGTTACTACCACTACCTTGTTTTTCTTTATCATAACATGCTTTTATACATTCTGTAGGTATTTTATTTTTTAAAAAATCTAAACGTGTTTTTTTATATTGAGCACTATTCCATATGTCACCTAAGGATTGATCATAGGTTCCTACTATAGTAGTATCTGTTTGAAATTGTGCATGACAGCATAAATAAAAATTACCAGTTAATCCTCCAAAAATATGCATCCAAGGAAGTATACAACCTTTAATTTTATTGTTTGGGAATTGTACGTCCTGTTGCAGGGAAGCCTCCAAAGTGTATAGAATTATTTCTAAGAGTACAAGCTAATATATTTTTACCACATATATCTCCTTCTGGTCCAGATGCTAGTTGGTTATCTGTCCCTATAGGATTATTATTAGCAGTAAGAGTAGTACCTGGTATAGTACCACCTCCAGGACCAGGATATTGACACTCTTCTCCTTTATATTGCCATTGACAAGTATTTTTATAATACTTACGTCTAGGAGTTACTTGTTTAAAATACTGAAGCCAAGTAACTAAGCCAAAAGCTGCGGTAGTGTCTCCTAAAGATTCTAATTGATCTATTTTAAATCTATCTTCTATATAAGATTCAGTATCCACATCATTATTAATAATATAAACTTCGTCACCTACAGAAGTATTAGCGTCTAAAGTATTAGATAAAAATAAAAATCTATTCTCTTCTATGCTATTAATAGTAGCACTAGTAGAACCACCAGATGTTTTAATACTATCACCTACTCTATAAGGCATAGAATTATACACTTCTATAACATTACCTGAAACAAATTTAATAGAACTATGCTCAGGCCATACATCTAAAAAATTAGCAAAAGTAGTTTTAATATTTACTACAGCTCCTTGCAAGTCTCTAGAATCATTTTTAAGCACGCGCCACACACCTGTTTTGCCACCTGTTTGTGAAATAGTTTGTTCATAGTCCCATGACGAATTAGACTGACCGTAGTATCCTACTATAGAAGCATCATAGGCAAATCCAGCAGTTCTTGCCGCATTTAAAAGATCATAAGCTTGTTCTCCAGAGTTACCTACCTCAGCAGGAGTAAAGTTAATAGTTCTAGGATCAATACCATGACAAGGTATACCATTAACATTAGCAATGCAAGACCAAGTAGCATTATTACCTACTATGAAAGGATCTTCGACTAAAGTAGAAATTATGTTATCTACATTAAACACTGTTAAAGTAAGTTCATTAATTTTACCATCAGTACCTTGTGAAATACTTGATACATCTACAGGAAAAGGAATATACGACTGTCCATCATAAGTTACATTATATTGTAAATCAGATATTAAATCACCAGCTACATCAGCAAATTTTATAGGAAAATTTACAGGCCATGCTCTACCCTCACCGTCCTCTGTTGGGTTTCCTTCAGGAGTAGTAGGAAACCACTCTCCAGGATAATATATTTCATATAATCTTACTATAGGATTTTGTGTAA